TCCCATTAATGAAAGGGCAGTCAGAATTACAATCGCATCTAATCTATTTGGAGAAGTTTTGAGACGAATAGAAATAACTGGATAATAAGTTCCCGCAGGAGAAGGTAAATCTACTGGTGCTGTAATTGGAGTATTTACTGCCTGTTGCAATCCACGCAACTCATAACCACCTTCGGAAATGACAGTAGAGCAAATTTGTTTGAGAGTGCTACTGCTTGTGGTAATTCCAGTATTAGCAATCTCATATCTCAAAGGAAGTGATGCTGTTGTGATATAAGTTGATTGAATTAGGTTTGCGTGATGGAATGAATGGCAGTGAATAAACACACCATCAATCACAAATCCCAGTCTGACTGTACCAAGTCCCAACCACTCAATATCCATCCAAAAAATTTGTGCTTTGGATTTATCTAAAGTAATTCCAGAAACTCCAGTACCATCTAACTTATCAACATTCCAATCTTCTTGTGCTACTCTTCTTTCAGTACCAGTAGATAAACTTCTCTCAACAAAATATGCTGTTGTATCATCAATCTCAAAATACATTCCATTATCAGCACCAAAATATCCAACTCTTTGTCTTAGATTTTCTTTTGGTGTGGCAGGTACGAAGGTATTTAAAACAAGTAAAGATTTTCCTGGTTGATATGAGAATGTCTTTGTAGTCTCTCTAATTACAGAACAACCAGCAGTAGTTCCAATTCCAATATTGACTAGACCTTGAGTAGTTGCAAATCCAACTGTAGAACCAGTTCCTACAATCAAACTATCCCAAAGATTATTATCTCTATATCTGTGAGAACTATCAAACAGAGTGAGAGGTTGAGATATTCTGGTTCTTCCAAAAGCATCCGCATTTGCTGGAAGAACATCAACTGGAAAACGATTAAATCTATCTACAACATTTCCATCCCTTGTTGCTATCAAAGGAACCTCAAAGAGACTTCTTTCTTGATTTAAAAAATCCTGTTCATTCTTATTCCATTGTGCCATTATTTACCTCAAACCCAATCTAATTTTGATGGATGATATCTTTTTGAATCTTTTACTTTATATGGGCTATTTGAGTTATCTAGAGTATAAACAGACTGAACTATACATCCAGGATAATCATCTTGGAGATGCTCAGCAAGTTCTTGATTTGATGGAATACCAGATTTGGTATTAAGCGTTAGTCTACGAATGCTACCCTGATACAAAATATCTGCAGCAAAATTTTCTCCCACTTCTTCTTGTTCTTGAGTGGGAGAATTCATATAGAGATTTCCATTAAAATCTCCTGCAATGTTAACGCTTTCTGATAAAAATTGCTTGAATGATTTCATTTTACTTTACCAGATCTACGATAGTTTCTTGGGTTTTAAAATATAATTTAACGTAGCACTTTGATATATTTCTTAGTTGCTCAATATCTTCGCAAGCATCAATTTCACGAGAAATTTTTGCATACTCAAAGTTTTTATTCAGATTCTCAAGAACAATTTTATCAGGATCCATAATCAGTTACATCTCCAACGACGTAGTGCTTTATTTATTCTGCTATCGGGATCTCTAGCAGTTTCAGCAGATGTTAAACGTTTTTTCATTCCACTCATTCTACTACAAAAATTCTTTCTGCGTTGTGCTCTTTTACCCGTTGGTTTTTTTTCAGTTACTGCAGTTTTTAACTTGGAACCTGGGTTTTCACGACGATAAGCATCCACTGCCTTTTGACTTAAACCATCTGTCTTATCTTTACGATTGACTTTTTGCCAATCTTCACCAAGATCTTGTCTCCAGTTGGAGAATTCATAAGAGTCTGCAAGTGGGAGACTAATACCCGTTAATTTCTTTTTAGCAATGTCTGAACCCTGTTGACCAGACATTGCTCTTTTTCTTATTTTATCATCTCTTATTGCTTTTCTTGTATCAGCAGCACTATGACCAATCTCAAAACTTATCCCCTCACTTACAGATTTCCATCCACCACCTTCTGACTTATATCCCTTTGCTGCCCAACCATTTGCATAAGCAGATGGGTATACATCAAACTTTGCTTTTGCCTTTGCCTTCCACTTTGCCCAAAGTTTTGGATTAGACGGTTTGTTTTCTTCTTTTACACATGATCCTGGAGAAAACTTTTTAGTTCCTTTTTTTCTTTTATATCCAGTCCAGCACGCTTCATCTACCTTATGTTCTCCACTATCTAGATAATCTGCTGCAGTATCAATATAATCTGCGGCTCTAGTAATTTTAGACTGAACCCAAGCCTCAATATTTCCTTCACCCTTTCCCATTTTTTTCTTTAATCGTTTAGCAGCATCCATAATTTTTGATAATTCAGATCGAGCCATTGAGTGCTCATGATCCTTTTCTTCATTTGCTGGATGAACTTGGGCAATATCAAATTTCATTTGATTGGTGGTTAACATTGATGGTATTGAGTTCATTGCCCAAAAAGATGGACCGTATTTACATTCTTTTTGAGTTTCATTCTTTTGGCATTTAGGACAATATCTAACCGTTTCCATTTCTTCTTTAATTTTATTGGAACTCATGATTGGTTTGCCTCCCTTGCCTCTACGGTTCGCCACTGGGTCCGTCCTCCTCTTTCTTCTTACGGCATTGGCAATCGCCGTTACACCCCCTTGAGAACGTAATTGGGATGCTTTCCTGTTCGATAGGCACTTGGGTTTCGATTCCCCCTCTTCTCTCGCACATGATCCGACTGCCTCTCCTTTTGTGTTATATCTTTTCCAACCACCTTCTGGGTGATTGGGGTCAAACCAATTGCGAAGATCCTCATTCATGTTATGAATTGGTAGATTCCTCTTTATTATTTAGAAAACCTTGTTTTAGTAACTTAGATAATTCTGCAGTAGACCCAACAAACAATGAATTATTAGTAACATTGGTAGTTGTTTTTGATGTTTCTTCTTCTACGTCTTTTAGTTTTTTCTGAAGATCCATCAATTTATCTGTAGTGTCAGCAACACTTTTAATAAGTTGTCCAGCAACTTCATATGCTCTTGGACTACCTCCCTCACTGGCTAGTTCTAAAATTCCATTAATAGCTTCTTGACCCTTTTCAATTAAAGAATAAAGATTTGCCCTAGTATAATCATAATCTTTTTTTATTTCATTTTTAGTATCATTAGAAACTTCTTTGCTTGGAAGTATTTCAATATCATTAACCTCAACCTCTGCCTTTACCAAATCACTTTCTATTAAAAAAGTTTTATCTAACTTGTCAAAAGAATTTGTCATATTTAAAGAATTAAATGTCTAATTGGCGAACTGGGCTGTAAGAAAGGGAATCACCAAAATATTCGAAATTTTCATTAAATCCAAAATCATCATCTGGTGCAATTTTTTTATCATCATTCTCAGTCAAGACATTGATTACACTATTATTTGTATGAGTAGATGCAATTGTACCATCATATCCCCTTTGTACTGTTATTGTATTCGAAGATATAGAATTAATTAGCATAATTTCATTATCAATAATTATTCTGTTATTAACAAAAAGTGATGAAGAATCATTAATATTAAAGTTAACAACAGATTTGCTTATGTCTTCAGTTATAAATGTTGTTTGATCACTATCATAGTCTTTAAGTGCTTTAGCAGTCGCTGTATATCTCATTTCTCTCTTAGCAATACTTTGATCAAAAGAACTGTATTGATCAACTTGAACTTTCCTAATAAGACCATCTGTTGTATCGGAAATTGGACCAAATAGATATGTCTTTGCAGTAAACTGTAAAGTATAAATTAAAGATCTTCTTGTAGAATAATCTCCTTCATAATCATCTTGGAAGTTTATAGATTCAAGAACTACGGGAACATCTCTTTTTTCACCAATAGAATCGACTAAATCGATAGTTATCGTAAATGCTGGTTGGAAAAATGGTAATATTTGCTCTACTATTTGTAGAGCATCATCATTTAACTTTGTTAAAATATTGAGTTCAAATCCAATATTATATGGTACGGGTAAATAAACTTTTTTTAAATTTACACCATCAGAAGCTTTAAATGTTTGAGTTACTCCAGATTTTCTAGAGGGATCATACTGTAAAGAATTCATTTCAAATGACATTCTGGGCAACGTTATCTGAACAGGTTTGTTTAGTTCTGTTTGTTCCTCAATTCTAGCCAAAAACTTTTGTCTTGGTCCATAAGATAGGGGAACTTTTATATCACTTATGGTTACACCATCGTTATTTTGATGTTTAATATGTATCTGATTAAAAATAGTACCAAAAGATACTACAGTTTTACGAATAATCTGGTGATAAAAGTATTTTCCTAACATTAGTAAACACCAAAAGGATTTGACTCTGAAAAATCTAAAAGTTTATTAGATATTTCTTGTATTTCATCATTTTGAGCATATGGATCGTATACGTCAAAATCATTAAAAGATAAAATTGCAAAAGATGCCAAAGAATCTTCTCCAATAAGTTCTTCACCTCTATAGAATGTTCCACTATTTATTCCCACTTTAAGAACATTAGTATCTACATCCCATGATTTGACCCGTGCAGTAGTTTTGGATGTTTGTCCAGTAACTATTTCATTATATTGATATGTTCCAATTCCATTAATTTTGGGAGGATCCGCAATTGTTACTTTTGTACTAGTGCTAATATAATAACCTTTACCTGGATCAACTATTCTTATAGAAACCACCTTATTATCATTATTAATGACTGAAACTGCTCTCGCAGTTTCTAATCCAACTTTATCACTAAAACTACTTGCTATACTTACAATTGGTGGTATAGTGTATCCAAATCCAACATTAGATAATACAACAGAAGTTATAATTCCAGTAGATCCAACCAAAGCATATCCAGTAGCTGAAACAAATCCAATAGAGTTTTCGTTAGAAGATAAAAATGTAACTGATGGATTTTTGTTTGGATTATAAAAACTTCCTCCATCTGTAATTGTTATCGAATTCACTTCACCATTATCAGAAATTCCCGCTGTTGCTAAACCAGGACGACCTGTTGGATCAGAGATAGTGACCAAAGGAATAGTGAGATAAGCAGAACCCTGATTATTTACGAATATTTGTCTTATACCATCATACCCACTATTATTCGGTTCTATGCTACATGTAGCAGCTGCCCCTACTCCGTTGCCACCACTAATTGTTATTGTTGGTGGTGTGGTGTAACCAGAACCAGCATTTACTAGTAAAATTTCAGATATAGAAAAGATATTTCCTTTACTTGTTGTTATTGCAACTGCAGATGCTGTAATGCCACTAGGTGAATCTGAAAATGTAACTGAAGGAGGTGAAGTGTATCCATATCCATCATTATTTAAAAATATTTTTCTGACATATCCAGATGAATGTACTGCTGATGCAGTAGCAGTAACTCCAATTCCAGAAAGAATTAATGTTGTAGTGTAACCTTGGTTCTCTATAAGATTATCAATATCTTCATTTCCAGTATTAATAACTTCATCTTCATATTCAAAGAGCTCACATTTTAATTCGTAAACATAGTTTTTACCTAATTGGTAAAATGGGCTTTCATGCTCTACAAATTTTACTTCAAATAATCTATTACCAAGAGGAAAATAAATTAAATCACCTTCTTTTGGTCTAAAACCTGTTAAAATTTCATCTTCTGGTAAACCAACTAGAAAAGGTGATATAAAATCTTCAAATCTTTCTTTTGATATTATTAATGTTAGTTCATCTCTTAAAGACATTCCAAATTTTGTGAGGATATCTCCAGAACCAGAGTATCCTTCATAATTTTGAATATACGCCTCAAGTAAATAACTATCATCAAAAGTTGATGAATTAATCTCTCGCAAATCTTCATATCCAAAAAGGTTAGTTCTTCCTACAACTTTTCTTGGAATATATGTTACTTCCACACCATAAATTTTAAGTTGTTCATTAATTAATTCTTGGACTAGCCTTTGTTCACTGGGGGATCCTTGAATAAAAAATGGATTGAGTGCCATTATCCTATGAAATCATAAGGTGGTAATTCGTATTCTAAAGTCATTCTTGATTTAATGTCCTCCAATTCTTTTTCTGCATCATCATACATTTGTCTACCATTTAACTCAATTCCACCAGGCAACTTTACACCACTAAATTTTATTAAATTTTGACCCCACTGCCTTTTGATTAGAGCAGTAAGATATTTTTTCATAAAAGAATCATTATACAATTGTGTAAAAGACTCTGGATCTAGTGCCCTATAGCAATCAATTACCATCCAAGTATCTTTAGATTGTGATCCCCAATCAATATCTAGATATAATCTATCTTGCCGTTTATTAAATCTAATTTGCTTATCTGTTGTAAGTAAAAAATCAATATCTTCCAGATAGGTTTTTGTCATTGCATATTGTAATAACTCAACTGAATTAAAATAATATAAATCATTTAAAAATAGTTGATATTTAATACTGAACATCCCACCAGATATGGAACTAGTATCGAATTTAAATATTTTTTCTATTCCTATAACAGAATCTGGTACTTGAATAAAATTAGAAGTTTCGTAAAAATTTGATGTTATGGTGCCAATGCCACTTATCGAAGTTGATGAGGCAGAAGTTGTTACAATGCCTACTCCATCAGTTCCTTTGCTCTACCTCTATCTAAGTCATCTTGAGTGATTTTATATTTTAAATACATTCTTTCAACACCATCAAAATGTCTTTCTTGAAAATACTGTATGGCATCATCAACTAAATCATCAATCTGATCATCATCGACATTAATTTCCAAAACAGGAGCACCAAGTCTTCGTAAACAATACTTTATTAATTCTTGTCTGCTACTTGGTTTAGACATTTATTTATTTAAACCTTTTGTATAAATTATTTATACTATTCTATTGTAAAAACTATCTATTTGATAGAAATTCTTTAAGTAGTGATTTTATTTCATTAATTTCAGATTTAATATTATGAATATCTTCACGCTCCTTATTTTTTAAATTTCTCTTTTTAATATATTCTTGGTATCCAGCGGCATCAAGATTCATAATTGCCCCACTTTCTTCATCTCGAAATAAGTTATTGTGACCTTCTACTTTTATCATATTAAGCTAATGCAATTGTTCTTAGATCTTTAAATTCGGGTGGTTTAGATTCATCAGTTCCACTCATTACAACTTTGATTTGATATCCAGTAAATGGACTTAAGTTATCAATACTAAATTGATATTCTAAAAATTCACCGTCTTTACTCGCCCTAACTTCGGCATCTGGTCTACCAGTTCTAATAGTATCATCGATGATACTATCACCAAAACCATCACCATCAGTATCAGATAAATTATCATATCCAGGAAATAACTCAAAAGATGGATTTACCTCATTAGCATCAGGTCTAAACAATCTATAAAGAACTCTGAAATCTGAAGATGCTGGTCTATTAGCAGCAATTAATACTTTCAAAGATGTTGCTGGTTGAGCAAGATTTATTCTTCTAGAGAAGTAAACTGCTGCATGAGGATCATTATCAACTTCATTAACTCTTCCATCAGTGATATAATCACTAATTGGATTATTTAACTTACTTCTACGAACAGTTATATTTGTACTGTCTAGATCAATTACAGGAGACAAATTTGGATCTTGAGTTTGTAGGCGAACTCCAACAGTCAAAGATCTATTTTTTGGTAAATTTGTTAATCTTGTAGATTCATTTACTCTAGATGCAACTAATCTTGTTGTAGATAAGAAATTAACCTGATTTAGCTCAACACTCTCAAATCCTTGATCGACAAAAGAAACCTCACTTCCACCTGCACTTGTTCCACTTACAGTTCTAATTTCAGCAGATATTGATGTAGTATCTCCTGGTGCAAGTGCTCTAATTTGCGGAGTAATTGCAGAATATTGTAAGTTGCGAGAAGCTTCTCCAAGAGTTCCTCCACCTTGGAACTCTCGATTAAAGCTTAATAAATTATCGCCAGAAGAACGATTTGCTGGCCTATCAATTTGTAGATAATATCTATCTAGATCATTTACATTTTGTAAAGAAGGATTAGTTGGGAAAGAGTGTATCTTGTTAATTCTTGTTAAAGAAATGCCACCAAGCTCATACTTATGGACTAGTTCTCCAGAATCATGTAAAATAACAGGAGTTCCATCTACACCTCTAGAAGTAATTCCAATTGTTCCAGATCCTAAAGATTCATAGAACATAATTTCAGATCCAATTCTGAGATATCCTCTATTAGTTGAGATTCCCTCAAATGTATCAAATCCAGAAGTGCTAGCTACTGAAATAGTTGTGTCAGATAAACCAAAGTTGCTTGATAGAACGGTTGGTATTGTATCTTCTTGTATCTTTTGAAGTTGTACAAGGTTATTCAAAGAGTGCATTGAGTGTCCAAAAGAAGTAACCTCAAACACAGTTCCATCATAAAAATCACTTACTACAGAAGAACTTAAAATAGTTGTAAGTGCTAAAGAAACTGGTAAAGATCCAGAATAATAAACCAATTGTTGTCCCACAGTAAACATCTCACCCTGAACATTATTTAAATATAGTGTATCAATTCCATCAATGGATGTTACTGTAATTCTTGCATTACGACCTTTTCCAACGGAACTTGTAGTAATACCCAAAATATCACCAACTGCATATCCATTTCCAGTAGTGTTAACGGTAATTCCAGTTAATACATTTCCACTGAATGTAAGATCTGCAGTTGCTCCAGTTCCAGAACCAGTAATATTATAAAGAGGAACGTTAGTATAAGAAGCACTAGAAGTATATCCAGTTCCAGCATTTGTAATATTAACTGTAGAAATTTCACTTCCTAATCTCTCAATAAATCCATAAGGACCTGGTTGAGTTCCTTCACTAACTTTAGTTCCTGGTATTAAAACTGTTCCTAAAACTGAAGTAGTTGTGATACCTACTTTTAGTTTTCTTGGTAATACTTTTATCGGATCTGGTAATAATCCTGGAGTGTTATTATCATTGATTCCAAAACTTGGATTGTAAAAATATGCAGTTCCATCTGTAGATGTAAAGTTTGCTTTATAAAGTTTAAACTTCATATCTTCAAATTGACTTGCTGTCCAAATTGATCCATTTTGAGATTTAAACAGCGAACCTCCAGTATATTGTTTAGTAACAATAACACTTTCTGCATCTGGTAAGAATTGAGAGTTAACTGTTTTCTCACCCATTCTTGCGACCCAAAGTTCATAATTATTGGTTGATGGTGCTAGAACAACAATTGCATATTCTCTTCTTGGTTCTAAGTAAATTGGAGATGGGAATGTAACTCTTGTTGGAACAGAAGCATCAGTAGATATTGCAATTTGAGATGGTTCTAATGCTTGGCCAGCAAAATCTGTCATTGCAGTATTTCTCGGTGTTCCCAATTCCACTTCACGAACTTCAACAAAGCATCTTTCACTTTCATCCTTAGATGCAAAGAACAAATCAACAGATGTTAGGAAAGCACCAGTTTCATCAACTGTAAATGATTGTGCTAAAGGATCCTTTCCTTTTCCTCTTGGTGGGGGTGGTCTTCTAACAACAACTCTATCTTGACGATATGTTTCTACAATACCAGTCGATGAATAAACAGTTTCTGCATTACTAATTAATAGACTACCTGGAAGTGGTCTTGCATTAGTTGCACTTGTTGTAATTTGGAAAGATTTTGTTCCAGTTCCAATACGAATTGGTGGTGGTGGATTTGTCAGAGGATCTCTAAGATAGAAACAACCTAATAAGTCACCAAAGTTATCAGATCTTAAACGAATATTTGATACAGTAGCAACTGCATTTGAGGTTCTTCCATATAATGTGCATCCAATCTCTACTCTACCAAAATATTTACCAATTGCCTGTCTAGACATAGCATTAGTATCAACATTCATTATTGTTGATGATGCAGAATAATTTCTAGGCATTGACTGAGAGAAATTATATGGATTTACTGCATATTCTCTAGTAGGGTCATTATATGCACCATCTTTATGAACTGGAGATGCAACTCTAAATCTAATAATTCTTTCATTTCCAATATATCCCACAACTGTTTCACCAATCTCGAAAATACCAGACTGCATTTCTATTTCTAAAATTTTTGGAATAATATCAATTCCACTTACACCATCTAAGAATGTATAATAAGTATCTGCTGGTCTTAATCCTCCAGCAACAAATTCAATATTTCTAGATCTCATCCACTTTTCTGGTTCGGATGCAATCTTAATATTCTCAATATATTCATAATCACTTCCACCTGTTACTTGTCTAGTTCCTCCAGGAACATAAACATTTCTAACCCAAGTATCAGAATTAGGTCTAAGGATAACAGATCCAAAGAATGCAACCATATTAAATGGGTTAACATTTTCTACTCTTGATGCGAGAGGTTGTTCAATCCATCCCTTTTCTTGATAATTTAGAGTTAATAATTCGCCTGTTTTTCTAATATTTTGATCTAATAATGGTAAATTTGTATTAAAATCAGCAGTATTTTCATCAATAGATGGATCTAATGCTAATAGGGGTTGGAAAGAGTATAAATCTGTTTCCGTAATTAACTTACTTTCATCAACGTTGATATCTGCTTTAGTTCCTACGCCAAGAAGGACGTTGTCTTTAAAATCATCAACAAAAAATCCTGTTTTAAATCTAGATAGACCATCGGCATCCTGAACTTGTAATGTTTTAGTATCAAGCTCAAGTAAAGTTAATGATGTTACTATTTCTAAATTTCTAATTCTATTTTCTAATTTTCCAATATCCCTCATTGTGTATCTTCTATTATCAACCAAAGTTACTCTGGCATCTTTTCTTGGGTTATAAAGATATGCTGGAAGGTAAATATTTGCAATTTCCATTGCAAATTCTGCATTTTGAGGGGGTTTTGGATTATCAGAAGATGTTCCCTTTAAATATGAAAATTGTCCCTCTTTATTAAGTACAATTTTATCAATTCTTGGTAGATAATAACTATATCCAATTATAGAACTTTCATTTGGTGTCACCACCAAAGTAGTATTTGAAGAAACTGATCCAAAAGAACGAGTATTGTAATCGAATGGTGAAGAAGTAAAAGAATCAAAATAAGAAACTCTAGGTCTAAAGTCTAAAACATCAGATAATCTAGTTCCATTTGGTAAAGAGGGAATATCTTTTAGATATCTTTGTTGACCATATGAATTAACAGTGTAAACGTCTCCAGTATCATTAATTGGAACTTCATATCTATTAAAAATTATTAATAACCTCTTAGATGGTGCTGGTTGACCTAATTTTCTAATGATTTTAGAATAGTCATAATATTGTTCCTTTTGACCCTTATCCAGAGTATATCTATCAGTAATATTTAAATATTGACCTGGAGTTATTCCTTGAATAGTTGATTGTATATTTGACTCTTGAAATACTACTTCTTCTCCTAAAGAAAATTTAGATCTATTTAAATAAACAAACTCAATTTCTATAGGGGAAGGTCTATTAATTACTTGAGCTATTGCATTGCTAGTTTTTCCTATAA